GATTGTTCGGCTGCATAACCAAGTTCCACAATAGAACTTGCCGCAACGCCAGTCCGCTTTGAGATGTCGTCAATTTGACTGCCGAACGTGGTAAACTTCGCAACCGCTAAAGCGATACCGCCGCCGATCGTTGCCGCCGCTGCGGTCATTCGCATGCCGGCCGACATAATTTCATCACCGAAAGTATTCAGCCGCTTCCGGGCTGCATCCATGCCGCGAACAAACGCCGACCGATTAACGTATAGCTCGACATACGCGCGACCCGCTTTGATGTCTGCTTTAGCCATGAAATCCAAACCTTAGCGGCTCGATTTCGCCTTCCTGCTTTTGTCGCTCGATCTCTGCTTGGATCGCAGCTTCGATCTCGCTTGGGTATTCGATCGGCTTTCCGATTGTGCCTTGCTGCATCCTGCCGTGTTCAACGTATTGAATCGGATCGTAGTCATTTAACGCCCAAACAAGCATCGCCTGTTCAAGCATTTCTCCGCGACGCTTTCGGCTTCTGGCATCTGCCATCGCAAACAATCTTCGAAGTGTTAATCCTTTTGGCGAAACTCCGACTTCGCCGGCGTAGCAGTAACAAGCCTCGCAACCATCCATCCCGTCAATCTGAACTGCGATCATTTGGCCGAAACAATCGACTCCGATACTTAACCGCTGACCGGCATTATCCTCTCGATTTCTTGGTTGAACATCTGATCGCATTGGCTCCTTAGCTTCGCGATAATCTGCGGGTCGCTGATCACGATCGCTAGTTTCTGCGCTGCTATCTCGTCCGTTTTCATCGCCATCTCTTCCATCCGGGCGAGCACCTCGCGAACGTGTGACGCTCGCCCAGTCGGGAAAAAACCGATGATCGCCTCCCGTACCGCGTCAAGCATGCCATCAGGAGGATATGGCAACAACTTGACAAACTCATTCCGACTTAGTCCGGCCGCTTCGCGTTGCTCTTTGCATAGCAAACACACAACGCCAGCAATCACGGAAGGATCGTTGCGAAGTTGTAAAAGCGGATCGTGCTCAATGTCGGTTAACTTGATCTTAAAATCCTGTTCGATTTCCTCGATCAGTAAAACGTCAAGCTCGATCCTCCATTCATTGCCTTTTTTGTCTTTGAATTTTGCCATTGATGCTCCGAATCGTTGGCGTTTATGAGATTAGGTAGTTGTGGTCGTCGTCGTTGTGGTAGTTGTCGTCGGCCCAGTGATCGTGGTATTTAGTCGCGGCTCTCTGAGGCTGTTGGATAACGCAACGACTTCGATGTTAGCCGTTGCCTCTCCGGCCAGCGGTGCCCCGTTGGTAACTCGAATCACGCAATCGGCGTCGATTCCTAGCTTGCCATCGGAAGACGCAAACGCAAGAGCGATCGGGTTGCCAGTCCTGGCCGCGGTTTCAAGTGCTACAAGTGCCGCATCGTTGCCTTGAACGATCATCGTAAAGGACATTGACGCCGTTAACTGAGTCGCTTCGCCTGTTGCGATCGGCACCGAAAAGCCATCACCTGCGGACGTGGTGGATCCGACTTGAGGCTCAACGCCGTATTCGCAATCCACGCGACGAAGGACGCGAAGCGCCGCCGTTGTGCCTTTGGTCCCGTACAATAGGACGCCCTGATAACCCATTACTTTCGCTGTCATGTTTTTCCCTTGGTTACGATTGTCCTATCGATCCCGACCAAATTCCAGCCATTCTCGGCACGGCACGAAGTAATGCCGGCCGCATGAACGGCCGCTCTGGATAGTCCGCACCGGCTCGACTTTTACCCAATTCGTGAAGCTCGCCAGATGTCCCAACAAACGACGCTCGCGGCCCAATCAACGCCGTTTCGAAGCCTCGGTTCTGTAGATCCATACCAACGAATATAGCGTTTTTAAGATTCTTGCCCCAGCCCTTTGTCAAAGGCGGATCGCCCGGATTAGATGATTCCTTGTAGGCGATTTGCGGCCCGCGTCGTTTTCGCTTCCGGCTATCAACGACTTGATTTGTTGAACGTTTCGCCCTGACTTTGATCGTTGAAACAACATCCTTTCGGATGCTGAATGCGGCTTGGCGAATGTTTGCAAACGATGCCTTCTTTTCGGCGGCGACTACTGCCTGCGTGTTGTCGTCGATCTTGACACTAACGCCAACGCCTGCTGATAGTCCGGTCGATTGCTTTTGACTTCTCACGCCAGCATCTCCCGCGACAAGCCGAAGCGTAGTGCGACGACGCCTTGAAACAATCCTTGCCGCAACAAGTCTTGATTGACAAACTGCACTACTTCGCTGTCGCGCCAAGTAACGCTCGGCTCAAGCGGTAGCGTGTTCGTCAATCGTCGTTCGGCTAGGTAGTCGCCGATTTCGCTCACAAGGTTAACCAGCGAATCGACCGAAGCATTGATCAGCCGCCCGCTGTCATTGCGGTCCGCAACGCCAAACCGCTTTCTCACGGCTACGTGAATCGTGCAAAGGCTTTGCATCGTTTCGTAGCTGTCAAGTGCCGTCGAATTTTCGGCACCCATTGAAACGAAAACAACGTCAACGGCTAGGCCGGAAAGATCCTCGAAGCTTGCGTCCCAGTCCGCATAGCTCCGCTCTGCCGTCCAGCCGCCAAGCGTAAAAGCGTTCGCCGTCTCCGCTGCATTTAGCAGCGAAGCAACAGCGTCGGCAATTCGGATCGGCGGTGCCGTCATTGGATTTGCTTAGTATGTGCGACCAGCATCACGCCGGCGTTGTCGTGTCGCTCAACCGCCTGCCTGTTAGCGGTCGGCAGTATTTCAAAAATCTGATCGTTCTGGCCGTCGTGGTAGACGATCAAATCGCCTTTTCGCGGCCGGATGTTTCCAAGCTCCGACACTTGAAAAATCCAGTCCGTCATCTCGATTTCAGTATGCCCGCCGGTGTCGTCGATCACTTGGTGCATCGCGTCCATCGGCACTGCGGTGATCTCTGGCAAGTAAATCGATTGGCCTCTCCGAAGCTCGACCGACCGCCCGTCCGCCTGTCGGAGCAAAGCCGACAAGCGGCCGATCGAAGCTTGGATTCTTGAAACCATTTCGGCTTATCAGGTCGTGGTGCTGGTCGTGGTCGGAACGCCTGCCGGCCCATACTCGTTCAGCCGGACAACACCGGTCTCTTCACCAGACCCCTTGGCCTCATCGACCATACCGACCGGGAAATTCCAGTTTCCGGCCGTAGTGGTGTAGGCTCCGCTGCTAGCGGTCCCATTTAGTGGGCTGCCGTCCGCGTCCCATCCGACTGTGGTCCCAGCGGTCCAAGCTTGCGAACCTACGCCCCAGGCCCTAAATCGGCCTGATACGTCAAGCTCGTCAGTCTCACCCGCTGGGATGTCGTTCACCGCGATCCCGACGCGGTAAGCATGAATTTGAATCGGAGTGCCGGCTGTGATCGTGCTCGACCCGCCGTTCGTGTAGAGCACCCGGTCGTCGCTCTTGTGTCGTTCTGTTTTGATTCCTAAAGCGCTAGGCATTTGCCTGATTCCTTATGTGTGTGTAACAAAACCAACGGCCGGCGGCGAGTGCCGCCGGCATTAAATCAGGTCAGCCGATCAGGCCGCGCCTTTGCTCTTGATGCCGCTCAACCATTCGGCCTTATCGCAGCCGAAGTCGTGGTAGCCGCGGAACTGAATGCCAAGCTGGTTGAAGTCGGCGTCGGCACTTTCAACGGTCGGCGTTTCGACGCCGTTAAGGACCGATACAACCATCGGCTTCAATACGCCACCGAACAGATACCACGCCGTGGCGCTGTTGCCAGTGTAGTCGCTGTCGCTTAGCTCGTTAACCACGACCGGCTTGTACTTACCTTTGTGGATGTTGTCGTTTTGAACCGTCGTCAAGTTTGCCGACTGATAGAGCTTGTCCGCGTTGAACTCAAGCTCTTTCGGAACGACCAAAAGCGAAGGCGGCCCAATCGGATTAACGCCGTTGCTTGCCGAAGTGCTGCCGATTTGCTTCTTGTCGGCACTCTTGAGCGAGCGGTAAGCGGTGATCCCGAGTTGCAGGCCAACGCCATCCTGAGCGAGATTGCTTGTCGCTCCGGTGATGTAGTTACCGCGACCCGAGGTGAAGAACGACGCGTTATCCATAAACGCTCGCCAAAACACTTCCCGCATCGACTGAGCGGCCCCAAGCCCGAGACGTGCCCGGATGTCATCGAACGCGCCCAGGTCATCGTTGATGATCTGCTGCCGCGTCAATGCAAACATCTTGGCGTAGGTGTCAGCCGATCGGGTGAAGCTCTCTTCGCTAACTTGGCCGTGTGCGATCTCGCCGTTCGCCCCGATCTTTTCGTACTTCATGTTGTCGAGCAACCTGTACGATGTCACCGTCTTGAAGTCGTTGACGGGCCGAACGTCGGCGATCTCTCGCCATTCGTTGCCAACCTGAATGAACCCTTCCAGAAGCATCTTGTTCGCGATGTTCGAAAGGATTCCGCTGAGGCTCACGACCGAATTGCTTCCGGCGCGAATCGCTGGGGCGAAAGCGTAGGTAAGCACGTCGCGAAGATTGCCGGTGTTAATCCGGTAGGCTGCCGAAACCGGCATCCCATTTGAAGCCGCGGCGATAATCAAAGCCTGCTGTAGCCCGATGCGTCCGACATTCCTGTCGGCTTGCTCAAGCACTTCCGGCTTGTAGTTCTTGTCGCGATCCTTGATTCGCAGCGTGCCGGCCAATGCCGCCTCGATCGCTTCGCCGCTAACGTCTTTGTTGCTGGCGTGAATCGCCGGGCCAGCAGGTCGCGAAGCTTCAAGGCAATTTGCCTTGAATGCGTAGGCCGCTTTGATCGCCTCAACTTCGAATCGTGCCGAAGCCCATTCGCCGGCCAACGCGTCACGCTTGAGCTTAATCGCCGCCTCGGCTGCCTTGGCTTTGATCTCGCTCAACTTGTGCTGAGGCACCTTGTCGGAGAACTCCCAGGCCGTCGCCTCGATGTCGGCTTCGTGCTTCGCGTAAGCGACCTTCAGTTCGTCAAGGTCAAACGACGCCTTGATCTCCGGCACCTTTCCAGCCACAACACCTGACGCCTTAACTTCGTCGTCGTACTTGGCTTGCAACTTCTGCCGCTGAACGTCGGTCAGAGTCGAAGAGTCTAAGCCCAATGCCAAAATCCACTCATCAAACTTCATCTCGCTTCCCCTCGGAATAGTGGTTGCGGCGCTCGCCGCGATCCTTACTGAGGTCGTCGAATCTGCCCCACGGGCAAGAAAGGCGACGCCATACAACCGTGCTTTGCGTGCGACCAGAACCGGACCTTCGATCCGTTGGCCGTTAATGATTTCAGACTTTCCGGCCTCGATCTTTTCGAGCGGCACAAGCGGCACGGCTTCGACCGAAGCCTGCCACGGATAATTCATCTTCGCGTTCGCGACCACCTCTTGAGCGGCTGGCCCGGTGCCACTGACAACGCCAGCCAAAATCAACTGCCGGCCGTTGTTTCGCGTCTCCGTCACATGCCCGACCCGTTGCGATTGGTCGTGATCCATGTTCGCGGTGATACTGGTCGCATTCTCAAGCCCAGCCAAATCGATAACGACCGGCATACCGAACTTCTGCATGTAGGCCGGTGTCGCTAGCGGCCCGCCGTTGTAAGCCACGATCTCAAACGTAGCTGGTTTAATGACGCCGCTTTCGTCGGCTTGCCTTGCGTCGATTGTGACCGGCGCGAACATGGCGAACGTGTTAGCGTTCTGGCCGAATGCTGCTTCGATCGGTTCAAACGTTTGCATTTTGTTCCTGTTGCTTCCGAGGTCTTTCGATAATCGGGTCGATGATTTGACGGATAAGCCGTTCGTCGATTAACGGAAATGACGACTTAAGGATCGCGATAGCCGATTGCTTTGGAATAACTCCCGACGCAACTTGCTCCGCTATCTGAACCATGCTTGCGACCTGTGCCCCGTTCAATGCGGTTGATTGAACCTGACCAGTAGCCGCCGCATCGTCGGCATTTGTCGCCGCTTGATCGCTTGTAACTTGCGAAGGATCTTCTTCGCTGTCCGGTGTGCCGTTCGCGTTTCGATCCATAGCGTCGGCCATCTTCACCGATGCCAACTGGTTCGAATTATTGAAGGTCGAGTTCCGCAGAATCTCTCGCATCTCGTCAACAGTCACGCCGTTTTCGCGTGCCATAACGACTAGCTCGTCTTCAAAATCTGAACCCGATTCGGAGTAAAGTTTCGTCCGCGTTATCTGCCCGGTGCGAAGCTTGGTTTCGTTCGACGACGCCCGTGCTTGCTCGTCGGCAACCGGATGCTCTGGCCAGTCCCATTCGTGCGGCGGGTATCGATTCGGTATCTGTGTCCAGCCGTAGCGAAGCGTCGCCTCTTCGAACCATTGCTCAAAAAGCGGTTCAAGAACTGAGTCGTTCGCGTCTTCGCGTTCAACGTCCAACTGCTTGAAGTAAGGCGTAAAATCAAGCTTGCCACTGGCGAAGTTATGCGACGAAGAATCGCCAGCCCCGAGGTTGTGCGGCATACATTTAGGCCGCCCCATCTCGCTAACTTGTGCTCGATGGAATGATTCATAGGTCGCGTTCGGATGCTCGGCCCTCATCTGCGAAGCGTCCCATCCCATCGGCAAGGCGGTCATCATGCCGCGTTGCATTTCAATAGACGAAAACGGAGACGCCAAATCGGCCCCAGTTTCCGGGCTCATTTGCGTTTTCAAAAGCACCGAAAGCATCGCCGCAATTTCAGCACTTGTTAGCGTTGCCTCTCGCCACCTTCGCGAAGCCGCACCCGTGTTAAGAGTTGACTTCATTTCGGCTACGCCGCGATGCTGCCCAGGTCGCTCAAGAGAGTACCAGTGCAGCATGTTGCGGGCCGGCACCTTGTCCGCGATCTTCTCGACGTCAAAGAACTGGCCGCCTGGATGGTAGCGGAGAACGTCGTACCAAATTGGATTGCCGAACTCATCAAACCGCACGCCGTCGATGTAGCCGATCATTGCGAATGGCAGAAGCGGTGACGAAACTTGCTCGGCTTCGACAAGTTGCAAATCGAGCTTTACTAGATCGTTTAGAACCGGATTGCTTTTGAGGATCGCAAACGATTCGCCGTCACTGACCTTGGCAAGCGTCATGCAATGCAGCTTGCGGCGAAGCTTGACGCGCTTCGACCAGTTGTACCAAGCGGTTTCAACGATCCTGTTAAAAACGTCGCTACCGCTTTGCAAGCGAAGCGAAGGCCCTTTGCCGACCAAGTAGTTGGCATGAACCTTCAGCATCCCGTCGAAATAACCGTTCGATCCGCGTTCATAACGCGACCGCTTCATTAGCGTTAATCGAACGCCGCGGCTGTTCGCAGAGTCAGCGTCTAGGGCGTCAGCATTAGCCCAGTAATTTTTATATTCGTCGCCCGTTTGTGCGGCGTCAAAGCGGGCGTGAATTCGCGGCGCGTTCGATTGTAGGTCAAACGCCTCTGGTCGTTGCTGCGGTTTCGGCTGCGCCGGTCGCCGCGTCATTCCGAGAAGTTCGCTTATGCTCATCCGCATCCTGGCGGGATAATCTTCGAGAACCGCAAGCCCAAATGATTTCGTCCGTTGCCAGCGTCTTGATTAGCTAAGTGACGCTGTGCCGCGATAAGATCCGCAATCGGCCGCTCCGTGATGTTGGTCGATTTCACCGCGACGCTTTGCGGGTTTAGCATCGCTTCGCGGATGATGTCGTTTGGATCGGCCGTCGTGGTCGTGTCGCTCATGCGTTGATAATGACAACGCGAAAAGCCTTTGCAATATGCGCCGAAGAGATGTTGCCACTAATGGCAACCGGCTAGAAAAATACTTCGCGGCTGGTCAAATGCTGGCCGCAATGTCGGCAGACGCGAGTCCGCTTTGTCTCACTCCCATCGGACGAATGCCACGTGGTGATCACTCTGGTATCGCGGCACCCGCACTTCTGACAAGCAAGGCCGATGCCTGATTCGGCTTCGATCTTTCGCGTCTCGCTTATCATCTCGCTCAATGGTTTTCTGACTCCTTCCTGCATGTCATCGACTCGACATTTCGAGTAGGCTTATTCTTCGTCGCACTTTGTTAGCCGCTTCAATCGCAGCAGCCACCGCTTCGCCTGCGCAAAGTGCGGCATATGTCGCGTCTAGCCAGTGGTTGTTCCGGTCGACGCGATCCCAAACAATCGCTTCGCCTTTGCCCTCAACGTATTTCTCGATCTGTTTTTCGGCGACAAGGTGCCGCGTAAATTCGGCGTGCTCTGAACTGCTTGATGGTTCGTAAAGCGTGACCGCTCCAGCCTGATCGGCACCGATCAAAAGGCGTTGATGAAGTTGGCTTTTCCAATAGTCGGTATTCATGTGAACCAATAGAACGCCGGGAATGCTGACGCCGTTTCGCTTCACCGTGCCGATATGGTACTGACTGCCGACGTGGATCATTCCTTTTTTCTTGTTGTCCGGTAGTAAGTAAGGCGTCATCCGCCTTTGGCCTAGCCCGTAGCCTTTCGTCGGCCTGTAGATTTCGGCACCGATCGGAAGCTTGAGTGTCGTATTGATCTCGTTACAAAATTCGTACACGGCGTCGGTGTGTTCATGCCAGCCGCTATCGATCCAAATCTGCGACGGCCGCATAACGTCGCCGCTTTCCTTTTTCCAGCCTCCATCAAAGTAACCGGCCATCCGCTTAAACGCTTCGACAAGTGCCGGCTTAACTCCGATGCGATCGGCTTCTACGTCTTGCTTGCCGTAGTCAATAATCCGCGACGATGTAGGCCCAAATGCAATCGCTGTCCAGTGCAACAATCGCTTGCCAGTATCAATCGCGATCGTCATGTGAGTTGCATCGTTCGGGATGATTCCTTTCTTCAAACCGACGGCTCGCTGTTCGATCTTGTCCGCGTCGATTGGTGTTAGGTCGATGTCTGGCGGTATGTATGGAAGCGTCCAAATAAACTGCCGTTGTTTCTTTTCTGCGTTTTCCGGGTTGCGTGATTTCATCGCTCGCCATTCTTCAGCCCCGAGGTCTCCGACACTGACGAACGGATTGTCGATTGCTGACCAACGAAAACCAAAAGTCTGCGTCCGCGGTAGCTCGCCGTGGACGGTCCCATCTTCGCTGATTGTTTGATCGCCGTGAACGATCTTGATGAACTCACTCGTCGCCTTGCGGTCGTCATCGGTCCAAGCGTGTTCGCATTGCGGACAAGTAAAGTGCGAAAGCTCGGCAGCCTCTTCGCTGTCCCTCGCTTCCTGCCAGCCTTTAAGATGCTCGCGTTCGGGTTGCACCCATTGGTAACAATATGGGCATGGGCGCAACAACCGCGATCGGCTGCCGTTGGTGTACTCTTGCCAGATGCGGCCCGACTCAATTGAGACGGTACATTCTAAATATACCCGCTTGCCCTTTCGACCGAATGCCGCTGTCCGCGCCTCGATTTGCTCTATCTTGTCCGCTTCGCGGCTGGCCGCTCCGGCCGTATCCATCCCGTCAGTTTCCGTGATCGCCACGACGCGGGTCGTGTACGCGGCCCGTGCTTTATCTCCACCGCCTGCCGTCATGAATCGCATCGTTGCACCGTTGCGAAACTTGATCGCTTGCTTAACGTCGCCGCCTCTCGATCCTTCGCCCGATGTCGGCAATAGCTCTCGGTAAACGCTCGCCTCGATAACCGGAAGGAAGTCCTCTTTCCATTTGTCCTTCGCCATCGCCATGTCGGGCAAGCCGACGACAACCGTTTCGCCGATTTCGAATAGGTGATAAAGCACCGGAAGGACGTAACACATTAGCGTCTTGCCATTTTGCACCGGCCCGGTAGCAGCAACACGCGACCATCGGCCGCTGTCGATCTCATCGAAAAACGGCTTACTGACTGGATGTCGCCAATGCCGATAACGCTCGCCACCTGCCGGGCCATTCGGTAGGACGATCGCTTCCTCGACCCATTGCGACATTGGCCTAAGCAGCGGGGCCATTGATTGACGAAGGCACCACTGGAGGTCATGACGCAAAGCGGTATCCGGTAGATCAATCCCCGGCGCTATCATCGTCTAGTGATTCCTCCACGATTAGCCGGCACTCTTCCAGCGTGTCGTTAACCATCGTCGCCGCCTCATTGCCCCAACGCTTGGCTAACCGCTCGCCCATTCTGCGGATCAGCGTTGCCCAGCGGCCCAGGATGTCGCGTGCTTTTTCGCGGTCGATTAACTCGCCTTTGCGTGACTCCAAATCAAGCTCGGCAAGCTTCGCCTTCGCCATCCTGTAGCGCTCAAGCCCTGGCGAATCGCCATCCATCAGCGGATCATCTTCGCCCTTGATGCGCGACGATCCAGGCCCCTCCGTGCGTAGCCAGATGGCGATCTTGTCCAGCCGATAGCTCCGCGGGCTGCCGGGCATCTTCTGCTTAGCCCAGTTCTTTACAGTGTCGATCGAGACGCCGAAGAACTCAGCGACTTCCGTTTGCGTGTCGGCAGTCCAGGCGAGGCGGGTGCCTCCCGCTTCATCGATCGACCGCAATGCATCGCGTAAAGCTTTGCCGCGCTCGATGATTGTTTTCGGCTTGTTGTCTGCCATGTGAAAAGTTTTTTAGATAAGGCCAACATCGCTGACAAGCTTTTGATAATCAAGTTCGCTTGCGTTGTGTATTTCTTTGCAAATCAATTGCCGATTGGTCGGCCGCCTGTAACGTCGCCTTTTGGCCGGTCAACGCCTCCCACCGATTGACGATGACGTCGCAATACTGAGGACTAAGCTCCATGCCGTAGCAAGTGCGGCCGCACTGTTCGGCCGCGATTAATGTTGTGCCAGTACCGCAGAATGGCTCATATACAGTCATTGCATTGTTGACAACTTCAAAACCCCACGCTGGCAAAGCAACTGGATAAATTGCTCTGTGTATTTCTGCAAACTGATTATGCTCGCGATTAACTCTAGCCACGTTGCCGATAGTTCCTCTCCAATTTGCGCCAGGTATCATCCTCGTAGGATTGCCGCTTGCTAAAATAAATATAAATTCAAACACACAAGACATAACGCCAGGCTGCATTGCTGGCGCACCGTGGCTTTTGTCCCATATCGCAATGTCTACAACGCTGCTCCTAAGCGAATGCAGCCATGTAATCAAATGCTGACGGTTGCGACTCACCATTTGCAAATTACAAAAAACAACCGATGAGTTTTCCATCGCTAGCTTTACAAAAGATGAAAGCATGTCAACCCATTTGTTTAGATCGCTATCTTCTCCGTGATTATACTTTTCGCCGTCGCTCCATCCTGCTTTTCCGGCACAATATGGCGGACTCGTAAAGCACATATCCGCCTTCGCTCCATCCATCAGCCGCGCAACGTCTTCCGCCTTTGTGCTGTCCCCACACAGCACCCGATGCCGCCCAAGAATCCAAAGGTCGCCCGGCTTGGTAATCGGATCGACCGGCGGTTCCGGCACTTCGTCTTCGGTAATTTCCTTTTGGTCGGATTCGGATTCGATAAGTTCGTCCAGTTCCTCGCTCGTATACCCGCAAGCTCCAAGCAGTTCCTTATCGAAATCCTCAAGCGACTCAAGCGTAGCCTTCAAAATCGGATCATCCCATTCCGCAAGTTCTGCCGTCCGATTGTCCGCGATCGCGTAGGCCATTGCATCCGGCCCGGTCAGTTCCGTCATCACGCAACCGATCGTCTCCCAGCCTAGCGAGATCGCTGCCTGTAGCGTTCCGTTGCCAGCCCTGACCACCTTTGCCTTATCAATGACAATCGGCTTCTGCTGACCAAAACGCTTGAGGCTGGCCGCGATGCTTTCGAGGTTTCGCTTCGAGTGCTTACGGGCATTCGCCGGGTCGATGGTCAATTGGCCGATCGGTACTTGGATTAGCTCTTGCATGCTGCCCCCTGTCGAAGATCGCCGAACACCTCTTCGGCCGTGAACTGGCCCGGCCCTCGCCATTGCTTCCAGTCGATGCGCTCAACATGGCAGGCGGGCGGGATTAGAAAGCCGCCGGGAAGGCCCTTAGATTGGCCCGTATCGCGTTGTGGCTTGACGCTTGGCTGTCTATCGGTCTGCATTTTGGCGGCCCTCCGAGACCGCTTTGGTGCGTTTTAGGTAGTATTCTCAGTTTAAGACGTTTATGTACGAAAGCATTGAAATGGGGGGTGGGAAACC